TCAATATCATAATCTATTTGATTTGATGTTGTTCTATAATTGAACTCGTTTCTCTTAGCAAAGAAAGAGTTTCCAACTACATATGGGAACTTAGGTCTTTTGTAGTTTCTAAACGGTCCAGAACCGTCTACAATGTTCTCAAAAGTGGTAAAGTAAGCATATGTACCCTCAGGATAATCTGGGGTCACACAGAACCTTCCATTGTGACTATCCAGGTCACCACCATTAGTAAACTTATAATCCTCAATAAAGAAACCCTCAGGGAATAAACCAACTGGTGGTCTATTTGAAGTATCTACAGATAATTCATATCCAGGTGTCATTTGTTTAATGATTCCACCGTCTGGATTTGTATATCCATATGGACCATAAATTGGACAACCATCATAAGCCCACCCAATAATTGGTGAGTGTGCTTTATTATTAATTTCTACTCCACCAAATTTGTCTAAATCTGGTATTCCATAATATTTCTTACCACCATTAAGAAGAACATAAGTATTCTCTCTTAATTTTCTTGGTGCATACAAGTGAGAATATTGAGTATTCTGTCCAGTAATGTTTTCATCAACAAATCCATCGTCATCATTAATTTTGTCAAAGTTTCTAGAGAAAAGATTTACATTCCATTCATTGATATTAAATTCTACTACAGCAGAGTCGCCAGGATTCTCAACTCTGATTTGAGTTTGACCTGCAATATAACCTGCACCAGAACTAATTATTTTAACTTCAGTAAGTCTACCATCTGTAATAACTGGAGTTAATTTACCATAATTACCAGGACCAGTAATAACTAAGTTTGGTGGGGAAACATAATCCTTACCAGGATTACCGATGACAATATCAACGATTCTGCCATTATTGATAACTGGTTGTACTTGGGCTTCAGTTCCACCCTCAAAGAAGAAATCAGGTTGTCTGTCGAAGTTGAGAATCTCTGATGAACCATATCCAACACCTTCACTTGTAAGATCAATAGAATCGATAGAACCTCTGAATACTGGTTGAATCCTACAATTAAAAGTTTGTCCAGAACGACTATCAATTCCAGTAACACCATCAACAGAAACTACAATGGGTTTGTAATTGAAAGTTCCATTACCAACACCCGTAATATCAACAATGATATCTCTATTAAAGAAATATTTGGGAGCGGTATTGCCAGAACCAACCTCAATCAGTGAGAAATTGTCACTATCAATTTCTTTTACATAATAATCCTTTGATTGTGTGATACCAGATACTGGACTTGATCCAGCGGTATATCTAATAATTTCTCCAGTTTTGTAACCATGTTTCTTGATCTCAAAACTATTTGTAGCAGTAGAAATACCAGTCGATACAATCTGTCTTTCTTTATTCTTATAACCAGAACCAGGATCTGTAACAACAACACTGGTCACAACACTCTTTTTATCAGCAGTCTTAATAGACTGAACACCTGTTCCAAAGTCATTGAGTTCTACAGTATTAATACCAGATTTGGAATCAGTTGGAGTGTTGTGAAGTGTAATGGTAAAGTTATCAATAACATTTACGAAATAAGAAGAGTTTGTGGACAAACCACTAACACCTTTTAATCCCTTTGAGTCATAAATTACTCTCTCATCTTGTTTAAACTTGTGGAAGCTACTAAATCCAATTCTGTCACTTGTGAGAGTGAGATTGCCATTGGATTCAACATTAACATCGACTTGATAAACTATATCAGTTAGGTTTACTTCAGCTTTAGCTGCTACGTCTGGATTACCACCACTAATAGTAACTACTGGTGTATTTTGGAAATCAAAACCACCATCAATAAGATCTATTCTTTCAAGATTTCCTTCAACAGCAACTACACCAGTTGCTCCAGTTCCTACAGCATCTCTAACGACAAATCTTGGAGGATTGATTACATCATATCCTGATCCAGGACCAGTTACTATTAACTCTTTAATTGGTCCATAGAAAATAGAGTCATCAGATTTATAGTTAAGAAGTTCGACACCATTGACGAACATTCCATTGTAACCAGGAACGGTTGTGAAAACTCCAGATTCTTTGACTGGTGTTGAGAACTTTCTAAAGATCCCCTGTGGTTCAAGGGTTTTGCCGTAGAAGTTAAAATAACAAAATTCATTATCAGTTACAGTTCCACCGAAAGTTACATACTTTTCTTGGAACAAATTAGCTCTACTCTTAGCTAATTTCAATGCATTATCACTGTACTTTCTTACATAATAAACACCCTCATCTAAATTATCAAATTGACTATATGTGGTGAATGAAGCGGAAGTGCCGTCTGGGTAAGTTGTAGTGGTTACAATTTTTCCATGTTTGTAGAAAACAGCATCACCAGTGTAAAAACCATGAACGGTTCCAAAATCAATGATATCTGAACCTGCAGAAGAAGCTGAACCAGAGAATATTATTCTTTTATTGTATGGGTCGAGTGATGTGTTTTTATATACTGGGAGTGAGTTTGATGCAACAAGAACATCCCCACCAAGATTGGAATATGTATCTTGTACATTTGCAATATACTTATTAAGATAATTAAAATCTGAAGATTCTGTTTTGAGAATTTGATTCTCAACCTTCCAGATATTGTTGACGTTCAGTTGGATTGATGATTTGACAATAAAAGATTTTTCAGAAGTAACGCTCAGAACAGAAGCAAGAGAAGTGTTACCAGTATTGTCAGATAGTATGACATCATATCCAGGTCTTACATGGTGGTTGTCATATGTGTTAACGGTATACTTGTTTTCAAGAACGTCAGTTAATTCAATCGATGTGGCGTTATAGAAAGACTTAGTATTGTATGCCCATTCTGATGAATTTATAGACTCATCTTCAAGTCCAAGAGATTGAATATGAACTGTATCACCTTTTTCATAATTGTAGTTGTCCGAGTTTACCTCTAATTCTTTGAGAGTTGAAACGATCTTTACTCTTATTTCTTCGTCAGTGCCAATACCAACATATGCATGAGCATATTCATCAAGTCTTACATCCGTTGTTTCGTTTAATACAGTCGAAACGGGGTTGACGTTTAGAAATTGTTTTATATTTTTTCCAGTGTATGCAATTGATAATGAAGTTCCATCAGTATCAACGATTTCAAGTGTTCCTGTTTCAGGAAAACTCACTGTGGAGTCAACATCAATGATTGTTGCACCAGCAGCAACTTGTGTTAAAATTTTTGTTCTTGGGATTGATGCAAAATAACCATACAATGATCCATCAGTATTGATATCCCTATCATAACCATAATCAATACTGAGTTGATAGTAATCACCACCACCATATTCAATTTGAGCAGCACGAGTTACCGTTCCACGAGCACCAGCAGAATTCTGGAAAAGTGTAAGACTTTGTAAATCTAGTGGGTCACCAATATCTTTCTTTACGACAATATCCTGAGTTACACTATATGTTGAATCAGATGGTCTGAATAGAAACTGACTCGGACGAATAATATCAACAGTCTCACCAAAGAGAGCTTTAAAAAGTATCTTATATGATAAATCTGTTCCTTTTGTTTTGTAGAAACTGTCACTATTAATAATGAAGTTCTTTTGATCAGTCTTTAAATCTCTATTACCAAACCCTGGACTAATTTGTCTCTTTAATTTCGTAAAGAATTCTTGTAAGAACAGAATATTTAAATTTTCAACTACATCATCATTCGAGTGATTTTGGGGAAGAGTAGAACTGTCAAATGTCAATCTGTCTGGGACACTAGAGGTGTATGAAGATGTCCCACTAAATCCTCTCTGACAATTTTGGAATGTATTGACAGTTTTTGTCTCATACATTATAATCTCATTACCAATTCTAATGAGACCATTCTTATCTACAAATCCATTAGTTGAATCTACAACAATATCTTGTTCTAAAGAATCAATCGCACCATCAAGATTTGTACTAGTAACTAAGTTACAAAGATTATCTACATTTACATACTTATCAATGTTCTGCAACAGATCAAGTGTGGCACCCTGAGTTTCCTGAGAAACGTAGTACTGTTCCAAGAATTCTGAAAGTAGAGGAAAGTCTTCCCTTACGAAATCTGGGAGCTGACTCGCAACTACTTCTTGAAATTTGACTCTATCTATTGTTGACATTATTTTTACAATCTTAGTAAGATGAACCTGATGAACTGGAACCTGATGAACCAGAACTTGTGGTTGTGGTCGTGGTTGTGGTCGTCGGAGTAATTGTTGATGTAGTCAATCTAGAAACAGTTTGATTGGTTGTAGATGTTTCTGTTGTTGATATTGATGATCCCACTGAATGTCCTCCTTTACCACGAACCAAGCTTCCATTTGAAAAACTTGAAGATACAATGTAAGTTCCACCTGATGTATCACTTCCTGAAGAGATCGAATCAGGAATTGTAGTTATATTAAACCTGGATGGATCCATTTGTAAGTAGAGATCTTGAAGACCAATTACATCGTTTGAATAAGGACAACATGAAACTTCAATGAGAGAAGTACCACGAACAACTTCAGTTGATAACACATTCATTGGATTCAAACTAATGAGTCCTTTCACATAATCAATGGTTCCAATGTTCCTCTTAACAATAACTGGTTGATTTGGTGAAGCTAATCTAAACAAGAAAATTGTTCCTGTATTCAAATCTGCATTTGGTGAATCACCCATGTAAACAGTTCCACTGATACCACTTACAGTAAAACCAGAAGTTTTAATATTAAACCCAATTTGATTTTTGACATGGATACGATTTCCAAATCCAATACTGTATTCAACAAACTGATTTAAAGAAGGTGATAAGTCTCTCCTCATGTGGACTATGGTAATGTTCGACGTAATTAAATCACTACTGTCGTCAATCACTTTAGTGAATTTACTATACTTAAATCTAGCCCCAAACTTATTTAACTGAGTAGAATTGGAGTAATTTGTGACATTGTTAGTCACTGATGTAACTAGGTTTGATGTACTTGAAGTCAGGTTCTGATTGTAGTAAACATTAGTATCAATCTCAATGTACAGATACTTCAAATCAATAATTTCAGTTACAATACCAGCTACAGAATATTTTCTAAGTTCTAGTTGAATATGTCTCTTCACCTCATCAGATACAAACACTCCATTGTGGGGTTTGATACTGATGAAAACTTTTCCATATTGTGGTGGATTGGTTTCTTCTCCACCATATGCCGATACTGATTTAGCTTCTGGATAAATTCTTGGAATAAGTGATTCAAAGTCAGTTGATGTTACAGCTCTATTTTGAGATGCATAGATGTTGGGTGCTAACTTTTTAATTGATTCGACACTTTCAATTTCCGCTCCACCACCTGAAGGTACATCAACTGTTAAACCAGATATACCACCAGTAACAACAGCACCATTTTGATCATTAAGTGTTCCAATATATGTGAAATTGGAAAGACCATTCGCTACTGATCCACTACAAGAAAGATAAGTAACTTCAATTTGATTTGGTTCCTCTACAGATTTACCAAAGACATTGTCACCAAACAATATTTCATATGTCTCTCCCTCAGACTCTCTTAAGAAATAAAGAGGTGTCTCTCCATCAACACCAACTAAATTGTCATATCGTGTGTATTTTCTTGTGACACTATTACCAGCGGACCTTCTTACAATTACATTGATAGTGTCAGTATCAATACCAGCATTTGGTAAAATATATTTTTGATTTGGAAGAGATGCGTTTACAGTGTATACTGAATTTAAATATGAACCTTCATGTACATCAATATTATCAAATACCGCATTACCAGTTGAATCCACGGGGACAGTGATGTCCTCCATGATACAGAAAGTAAATGATTGTTTATTGAAATTTGATGCACTTAATGCAACAGGACCAGCTTTGAGTGTTATTGATGATGCACTAGAACCTGATGCATCAACTGAAAAACTAATATTGGCTTTACTTGATTTTCTTGATCTGGGGAGATATCCTATATTTCTTGCAATTGATACAACATTCTCTCTCAGTGTCGCACTATCAAGAAACACTTCATTCGATACCATGTTGGCATTGTATGAAGAGATATATGTGTTATATGCTAACGTGTCTATGATAGTCGATAGGTTTGAACCCTCAAAATCATAATCCGTAAAATTAGAATTAACTTTGAGGTAATCTTTGATGGATTGTTTAATCTCATCAAAATCGACATTGCTGAAATTTACTAAAGGCATTTTACCTAGTGGGTTCTAATGCGAACTGGAGTTGTTGTGTTTCTGCTTCAATACCAACGACATTGTATGTGATTGTTACGTTGAACTCATACGAATCAAAGTCAGGTGTCACATTAACGGATTCGAGTTCAACTCTTGGTTCAAAGTTTTTAATTGTATTTTCAATTTGAGTTTGAATTGCAAAAGCAGTTTGTAAATCAAAATTTTCAAATAGTAATCTATAAACTTCAGACCCTAATGCTGGATTAAATGGTCTTTCACCAGGAATTGTCAATACAAGATTACGAATAGATCTTGCAATAGCATTCTCATTGTGAAGTGCAATTAAATCATAATTCAGAGGATTAATCTGAAATGATGCACTCACATCTTTGAAAGCTTTACTAATCCTTTGTGCTGGCACCTTTTTAGATACTATAAATCTGCTTTATTTAGTCGTGTTCTGACAGAGTTTGTTGTCCACACTTGCATACATGATCTGGATGACTGCAATCCTCTTCAGACTCAAACAAACCATCCTCATTTACGATTCTCTTGTTCTTTGGTGTTTCTTTGTCGTTGTTGATTTCTCTGAGTAAATCCATCTGATGTTTCCTTAAATGTTTTTCACTCGACATCTCACTAATGAGTGTCATACCCTCCTGAATGAACTGTTCCGACTTATCAACCTGAAATTGATTTGCCATTAGTATGAGTTCGTGGTAATACTATCTATGGGTCAGCATAGCGTCCATCTTGCGAATGGTACATATCAATTGTATCTTCTTCCTTACGTTCCTTCGAGGTCTTCCAGAAGTATTCATCCTCTCGTCCCATACCAAGACGATCAAAACCATTCTCTACAGAATACTCAACTGTTGATACCTTAAAGTCTGGCATCTTTGGTGTCTCAGGTGTCAAACTGTTATCATAGATACGCATTCGATTATTTGGATACAATGCAAACTGCCCATTGTCAAGTTCAATCAAGTTATGTGACTTATGTTCAGCAGGATTCTCTGATGTTGCATAATCAATTGCATCAGGGTCTTGGTGGTAATTATCTAAAGTACAAATGTATTCACCTTTCATGATACCATGGTCCCGTGTATAACACTCGAAGTCCATACTTCCAATAAACTGTTTCTGTACAGTGACCACACCATAGTCCATACAATTCCAGAACTGTAGGTTAGGTAGGTTCATATCAACCTCAGGTGTCTCTGGACGGGACAGAAACGCACTGATAGGGAGTTTATCATACATTGCCGCATACTCAGGGAGATATGTCTCAAAGTAGAATGCACGTCCTGGGATGGACTTACATGACACCCAGACACCCTTTACAAACTCCCCATGACCAAATTGATGGTCAGTGAGATATTCCTTTCTCACCCATATTTCCTTTGATGGTAAGTTAGCAATCAAACATGCCATACATGAATCCTCAAGTTAATATTATTTAACAGTGATGAGAGTACGAGGTGCATCCGCTTTCATATTAAAGTTAAATGATATTGAAATACGATCACTATCACTTAGATTTGGTCCAACCTCATGTTCAGTAAATCCTGGAAAGAGTATTAACAAATTATCTTCTGGTTCATACCACCACCGTTGACTTGTTTCAGGTGTGAAGTCTTTAATTGCTTCCTTCCATTCTCTTGAAACAATATTAGAGATTGGATGATAAAAATTAATACTACCACTGTTCTTTGGTGGTTTGGGATAAAAGACACCAGAGAACACTGATCGTCCATGATCATGACGTAAGTTATAATCACGGGGACCATTGACATTAATCCATATATTACTTAACTCAACTTCTTTGATTGATATATGATCTGCAAATGCATTCGCAGATGATACAACCTGATTAATGAATGGTTCAAAGAAAGGATCAGGTGGTACTAAATCATTTGACTGCCAACCACCTACATTCGATATCTCTCTACCTTCACCTAATTCCTTTCGACGTAAACATTCCTCATATATCTCATCAGTATCAAAGTTTAATGTTTCCATCCAAATTGGTGTACTGAATAAACTATGAAACTTTACCTCTCTTGTTTTGTTCATGACTTTCTAGAATAAAAGAAAAGGGACCCGAAGGTC